AACTGTTATCTGTCGTTTTTCTTCTATTTGTGCAACCAACCTTGGCATATCTTGTGCATCTAAAACAAGGATCAATATTTTTTCCATTTCAAAATTTTCCATTTTTTAAATGTATTAAACTGGAATTGAGTTTGTAGAACTTTTGTTCTGCAAATTTAACTTTGTTAAATCAAACCAGATTTTAGCATTGTTCGCTGGAGTGATCTTGGTCGTGTCAATTTCAGCAAGTAGTTTCTTCATTTCAATGATGTGTTTTGCAAAGAATAAAGCATCATGAGGTCTAATGTACATTCCAGTTAATGAGTCATCCCTCATAGTTAACTCAAATGGTCTGCCATCCATCACTCCAACAAAGTGTCCATAGCCCTGGTATTTCCGTGTTTCTTTGTTCATTGTTTGTCTTGATTTGAAATATCCAGTTACTCCTCTTTTAGCAGCAGCAATGAGGTTACCTATTTCAATTCCGGCGGCAAAACATTGAAACAAAGCAATGATTGCTTCTCTCTTTGACACTGTCAGCAATTGACTTTGGATCAGTTCTTGGTTTCCAGAAGCTATTAACCTATCAGATTGCTGAAGATAAGTTCGGAACAAGTTTAACTTTGTTGGTTTATCAACAGTTGCACACTGAGAAATTAGCAATAAATTTGAAGCCAAAGTACTTGTCTTGAGTCCAAAAGATCTTGTTTTACCTGTTGTTTTAATTAATTCAAAACCTTGCATGAAGCATTTCATAATGTAATGTTTGAGCTGTTCAAGCATGGGAACATTTCTTTGCAAAGGCCCAAGAACTTTGCTGTGTCTTATGCTCGGCGAAAGTGATCTGCAAAATTCAGCAAGAGCAATTATATCTCTGAACGGGCATTTTGACATTGTCTCTTCCAGTCCAAGAATGCCCTTTTTATCAGATAGCCAAGGAAGTAACTTTTGATATTGCTTGAAAGAAGCATCATGCTCTGTGTCTGTGCCTTGAACTTTGAGTTTTTCGAACCATTTCTTCCTAACAACATTCCACAAACTCAACGGTGCAATTAATTTTGATTTTGGAATAGGGATTTCAATTATTCGATTTGGCCTCTTGTAGTTCAATTTCACAATTTGCATGTTTTTAGATTCTTCTAATTGCAACATGATCGCATCGTATACTTCAGAGTTTGGAAACAACAAAAACATGAGATCATTGTTCAAAGGCTCTTTAATTATAACATCATTTGCAAATTTCATTAGGGATTGTTTTGACAATTTACTTACATAAATTTTCTTACCATCCTTTTCTTCTATTTCTTCAGTTTTAACTTTTACAACAACTGAGCATTCACTCAACAAATAAACAGCCGCAGCATGAATTTTTGAAGCAGCCTGGAAAGAAAATGCATCAGCACTTGAGGGAGTGAAAGCCTTTTGGTAGATGTGAAATATGCTTTCGTCGATTGTTCTGCTCTGTCTAAACAGCATTTCTGGATTTTCTAAAGCAATATCTTTCCAACCTCCCTTTTGTCTGTTTTGTGAAAACTGCTCATTGAGTCTTTTAAGGAAACCATTGTACTTTTCACCTCTGCCAATTAGCAAGCTAAGAGTAACACTGGGTTTGCCAAATTCGTTTACCTCGGCTCCTTCCCTTTCTATCAGATATCTTTCAACTGCAGAAGACCTCTTGTTGTGTTTCAGTTGTCCATACAAAGCAAAATCATAACCCATTACTCCTGAAAGCATTTCTGGCTCATACAAGAAGAAACCAAGAACAGGGTGTGGTTTATCAACAATCATTTTCTTGTAAATTGGAAATAGTTTGTTTGAGTTGCAGCCGATCGTGATGTAATGGATTCTACATTGTGCGGATTGAACTATTGAACTCATCACTGCTGAGCCTCCATTTTCCACTATTTGCTTCCTCAGATCAGACATCAAATTTTGTCTTGAATCCATCCCTGCTATAACTCTTGCATTTGTGGCTGCAAAGACAAATTTTATTAGTGGAACCATCACTGTGTTTGCGAACATCCAAACTGAATTGAACTCTTCAAGGTTTGAAAAACCTGCAATAGTTGATTTTTCGTCGCTTTCTGCTGCACAAAAATAGCCATAGACACACCTTCTTATGTATGAACACAATGTTGAGAAGATGTAATGCCATTTAGTTATCACTTTTTGTGTCAGAATACTCCTTAGACAAGATGAATCATCTGATGAAACTTTTGTTGTTACAATCATTTCATCATTCTGGTCAAATATTGATTGTTCTTTCATTTTGTAAAAGAGAGTTTTTACAACAATTGTGTATCCGAACATATTCGAAGCATGAAGTAGAGATGAATTGTAATGAAGGATTCCTTGCATCATGTTGCACAAGTTTATCAAGAAGATGGCAAGTGCATGCTTCACCAGCATTCCTGGATCATAACCAAGAAATTCCTCTTTGAATTTATTCATTCCTGCATCAAAGGATCTTTCTTTCGGATCATTGTAGTACTTGTCCAAGAGAGCTTTGGGTAACTCAAGAGATTTTGTCGTGATCAAATTTAAAACTCTCATTATTGGAATGTGGTATTTCTTGGGTAACAATCTTGAGTACATTGCTCCAAAAACTGGCATAACAAACCTTTGACACCATTTAGTTGCATCTCCAGAATCAATGCAATGTATCATTTCTTCAAATTGAGATTTCTTGTCATTTTTCCTTGTGTACACTTGATTGTAATGCAGATCGCTCCTCAACATTTTGCCATCGCCTTTGGTCAACATTTCGTTTGGAAGCATTTCATTTATTGTTCTTGCAATAGTTTCTAGGTAGTTAACCACTATTCTTGAAACTATATCCAACACGAAAATTTCTCTAGGCCCTCCATGCTGCAGTTTCTTAAACAAGTTTGCCATCACTCCTCCCCATGTCTCTAAATCTTCAAGGAGTCCTTCAAGTCCTGAGAAAACAAGGTTCGTTGTCTTTTCTCCATAAAGAAGTTCAAGTATCCCCTCTAGAACTCTTCTTCTCTTGTTCATCTGCAAGTCCTTTGACCAAGTGTCTCCTACTGGTCTCACAGCTGATGCTTTAAGTGTAGCAAGGCCTTCTGCTGTTTTATGCTGCATTGCATACATTAATTTTGCCTCAAACACTTCATCAAATTTTCCTCCATTTTGATCATTCAGATATTTTCTTGTGAGTTCTGAACACCAAAGGACCCATTTCAAATTAAATTCGTGATCTTGCACCTTTCGAGGATCCATCTCTGATCCATAGCCCATAAATTCTTTCCTGACTTTGGGGTCATGCATAATCAATTCTTCACTGATTATTTTTGAGAATATTTTAAGATAACCTTGAAATTCATCACCTTCTTCTTTGTTGTGCAACACTCCTACATAACTTTCTTCAAGAGCAATTTGATAATTGAAAATTGGTCCTTTTGTGATCCAAGAAATCATTCCTACAAAAGCCTCTTGAGAAATGTTTTCTCTTGGGTTGTCTGAAATTTCCTTAAGCACTTTTGAATCAATTTTTAGTTTTTGTAACGTTTCTTCATCAAATGACAACACTTTTGGAGGATTCAATTGCATTTCAGAGAAAACTTCTATCACTCTCTTTAACACAAAAACAAGCAACCTCGATCTAGGCATGTTAGTGACTTTCTTTAACACTTTGAGAGGGTCTGGTGGCATAATTGAATGCTTTGCACATTCCATATAAGCATATCTAATCAGCATGAGATTCTCTGAAGTTTGAGGCTTATCTTCAAGGTAACACATCAAAAATGTATTGAAAGTCTTCACAATTGGCACTAAGATTTCCTCCACTTTACCATTGTTGTTTGCTAGCTTATGAAGAGCGTCAAGAGGGTGCATGGAGTATATGTGACAGACTAAAGCAAAAAGGACTGCTGCTTTGTATTGGGCATATAAATAATGTCCAACTTTGTGTCTTGTGAGAGAGAAGAATGGAGATAGGTTCCATTGACTAGTTAGGCCATACTCTCCTGCTTTGACAGTTTCTTTGAAAGGTTTTCCCATACTCTCAAAGTTGTTCTGATGCATCATCGAGCAGAAAATTGACTTTTCAGCTGTTGTAGGTTTAAGGAGCAAGAAAATGTCTGTGAATGGAACTCTTTTGATCTCAAACTCGTCTTTTGAACAATAATGATTCAATGAAAAATTTAGTTCTTCAATTACAGAAGAAAGAACAGTTAGTTCATTTCCTATTTTTGTTGAACAAAACAGTTTTATGAAATCTTCCCCTATGCTTGAATCGCCCTTTTCAAGCCAGTGGCTTCTAGCTATCTGAATCAATTCTGCAATTTCTCTATCAGGCAAATTCCAATTCGATCCCATGTTGAAATGCTCTGAATTATTTGAGAAATCTTCAATATCTTGAACATTCACTAGTCTTGAGAAAGGCATTTGATGACGCTCGTGATTTTCTTTCATCAACAGTGTCTCTTTAAGTCCTTTGCCTTGAATTCCTTCAAGAGCAAGCTCAATTCTGTCTATTCCGCTCATATTTGGTTTCACTCTGTGATAATGTCTATTTGTCTTCTTTGTAGCCCATTTTGATCTCTCAAATTCCTTTGTTTCAGAGAGCGTTCTGTCTAAGGTCAACTGAACTGTTTCTTCAACAAAGTTTTCTGGGTTTGCATAAGCTGATTCAATGCAGTTTTCCCAGAGTTTTCCATGTATTCCTCCCATTCCAATCACAACTGGCGGCAGCGAGCTCAAATATTGGTCAACTTTGTTGTAATCAGGAGGGTTTTTAGGTCTTAACAATGGGAATGGTGCAATTGCCTTTTCATCCATTCTCTGAATACCATTTATCCATCTTCCTTTGTGAGAATTATCCCATGAGTCATAGTATCTGGTAATTGTCTTGTGCAACTCCTCTCGATAGATAATTTTCTTGTTAATTGTTTCTGTTGCACAAGCTTGGAGATTGAGTATGAATGCGGCTTTGTCTTCTTTGGTTATCTCTGTTTTGTACCAGTGATTCAACATTTTCTTTGAAATTAATGGAGGTTCAGCCTCTTCTGGGAGTTTTGACTCTTTATTTATTGCTGCCATTACTTTGTTTAGAACACTTTGAGCAAACTTCACATCCTCATCTAGATCAAATGGATAGGATTTTGCAATTGCATCAGCCACGATTGCTTCTCCAAGCAAAAAATGAGATTTTATCACTGCTTTAGTTGTCTCTGAGATTGGAGCATTCGAGAAGACTTGTTTATCATTTGCCACTATTACAAAATAAAACACTTTCCTGTCCTTTGAGGGGCTTCTTCTCTGGATTGCATTTTGATATTTTTCAAGTGCTTGAATATACACTGGTTCAAGAGCTCGAGAAAGAGTCGTTTTCAATTCATAAACTATCACTGCATCTTTCATCTGAATCATTCTATCTGGTGTTTTGCCATTGTACCCATCAGGGAGATTACCTAATCTTTGAAGAGGAACATCGATATCATCGTCATTGAAATGTCCTGACAACCCAAGTAACACGAGATCGTGTCTTATTCTTGAGAACTTCTTTTTGTCTAGCTTTCCTGATCTCCATGGTGCACCTGCTAGGCTGCTGCTACTAAGGGTCAATGCCTCGTCTCCAATGTTGAGACCAGCAGAAGCAATTGTTATATTTACATCTAGACCCTCAATTTCAATTTCAAAACTTGGAGCACCAGTTTCTACTGACAGATAGGTCTTTTCTGGGTTTGGAATAATGAAATTTTCGTTGGCAGGGTTTGCATAAGAAGTGACAAAATTGCGTAAATCTTGTTCAATAGACATCCTTCTTTAATTTGTATTGTTCAACCCC